GATTGTTATGTCATTCTGTGATAAGACCGTCTTATCACATAGTTCATAGTCATTTTTCCAAACAGACACTTCTAATGTTCCTGAAATTATATAAAAAGCATTAAATCTAAATTCGTGCTTGTGGACTGAACAATATCCGCCCTTATTAATATGAATCCGTTCAATTTGAACACCATTAACTTGTAGTATCGGGGTTGTCCACCCCCATATTTTGCCCGATTTTTGCATTTAATTTCTTTATAATAAAAGGACCAACTACTCCTATCGAAAAAGCAGCTGCTGCTCGCAATGCTGATGAAATACGTTGTTCAGGAGGAAGAGTATTTGCAACATACATTGCTCCATCAGCCATTTCACTCCCACTGCCAATACAATTAAATTTAAATTCACTTCTTTCACTTACATGAAAATCGCTAGATATTACAAACAGACGTCCACAATACCCAACAAGAATGTCCCACTCATCTTCGTCATGTTTAGTCAAATTCTTGAAACACTCTTTTAGAGCATCAACATAATCAACAACCAAATATCCCTTGACATTATCGATGTTATTGTTGTTTGGTGGAGTAAATTTATATTTTAATAACTGATTTACACGCCAAGATCCACTTACACCATATATAAATTCGCCTCTTACGAATACTTTTTCTTCTGTAGTTGTTTCATATGTATCACCATTAGAAGAACAACTATCAGCACCCATATAGATAATATTGTCTTTAACTAATCCAACAACACAAGTCATTGTAGCCTCTTCTTTAATTCTTCTATTTCTTTTTGTTGTTTTAGTCTGTCTTTTGGATCATCCATTTGCAATTTGAAAATAACAAATTCATCGTCCTCTTCAATAGATAATCTACCTATTTTATTTGTATATTCTTTTCCCTTTTTACAAATTACAATATTTGGCATTTTTCTTGTAGGAGAACCACTGGCGCTATTAAAATATGCCAAATTTTCAATTAATATTAAAATGTATTTTTCTAATTCTTCCATTCATCTATTTCTTTTTTCTTGCGATTTATAAAAGCAGCCAAAGCAATAATAAACACCATACCTATTATAAAAACAAAAGTTGCCACTAATAAAGTATTATACATTAATTATCTGGCCACCTCTTATATCGTAATCTAAAGTAAACATCATATAAACCATACCATGCTACGGCAACCATTATATATACACCTAACCCAGCAGGCACAGACCAAAATCCTATATCACTAATCGCGTTTACAGTAATCACACATGCAACCACTATTATAAGATTTAATATATCCCTGCTTATTGAATTCATTCTTTTACCACTATATGGGACCCACCAACAGCGTTGGCTATCTGTCTAATAAATAACGAATTATCACCAATACTAACACAAATAAGTTTGCAATTTTTAAATTTTTTCCACCACTCTTTAAAATCTTCAGGTGTTCCATTGCTATTCATGCTAGGAAACCCATCAGTAATAAAAAACAATTTATCTAAATCTAATGGGTAATTATCACAAACATATTTAAGTGCCTCATAAGAAGGTGTACCTCCACTAGTTTTTATATTATTAAGCCATTTTATAGCCAAATCTTTATTTTCAATATTAGCAGTTTTAATTTTTCCCCATAAAACAGATGTAGCAAACGCATCAACTAAACCATCTTTAGTTCTATAAAAAGCAGTACTATAAGCAACACAATCAAACTGGTCACTAATGTCTAAATTTTCTATAGTCCTAATCATTTCTTCTTTAAGAGAAGAAAAACTATTCGACATGCTCGAGGATACATCGAACAAAAACAACACTTTTCCATCTGCAGGTTTTCCGTAAAAGTTTTTACCATATCCAGTACCATTAAACCCAAACTTTTTACCAAATGCCCCACCTTCATTTATTCTTCCATACCTTCTTCTTGTCGAAGAAGCTTCTAGCTCTTTTCCATACATATTATTCTTAGTTAAATCTTCTGGCGGTTTTGATGCTGTTGGGTCAATTAAATCAAAATTTGGTTTGGGAGGAGTTTCAACATCCATTTCGTCCCACAAGTCATTTGGGACTTCTGGTAATTCATTTATATCGTCTTCTGGCATTCCAGAATTCTCAGCAGCAGGAACAATATTGTCTTCTGGTGCTATTCTTATTGCTTCTTTGATTTCTTCAGCTTGTTGTGGTACTAACATTGTAACACTATAACCAGCTAATGCGGCTGCAGTCAAAAGAACAAGATGAATTCCAAACGCAGTCAAAAACGATAAAGTAAAATCTTCGGTTTTTTTCATTATAATCCCATCAAATCAAATATTTTTTGCCACCAACTAAGCAAACTCGGTTTTCTTTCAAATTTACACATTTCAACAAAATTTTTATATACATTCTCAAGAAAATTTTTATCATTAACATTTATCTCAATTTTATTATTTGTAAATCCACTTGATCGTATTACAACACAATCTTCATTGATAGTAATATTATATGTTTTAACTTCATTGACTGAATTAGTATAAAAAATTGTAAAATTTACTATTCCTTCTGAACCAAGAGAAGGCGCACTATATAGAATTTTAGAATATTTCAATTTTACTTTGTGTTTTTTACACTTTTTACGTAAATAACGCTTAACTTTCCATAAAAGTTGTGCATGTATATAGTGAATTTCCATATCTTACTTACTATTGCTCATTTAATTTAACCCAATAAGGCCATAAATTGACAATTTTCTTTTTAACGGATTTAGCGTATATAATACAATTGCTAGTTCCACCAGCTGATCCATCCCACAAAGCAAGAACAGAGTCGCAATTGTCAACCATCCATTTATTGCGTTCTTGCATTTTATGCGGCGCATAACCATCATCACATACATATACAACTTCATCTGCTTTTGAAATAAGCTTTTGGTATTTTCTTTTAGATGGAGGGGGCCATTTCCCCTCTTGTCCTCTGAATGGCACTGCAGCAATAAACGGAATATTTAAATTTATTGCTGCTTCAGCCAATGCCTGGTCCCACCCCAAAGCCATTCCAGAAATAACCTTTGTAGCAAATCCATCTATTGCCTTTGAGGCAGTTTTAAGCAGCAATTCATAAATATCATAACCATATCCACCTAATTTGTTTGGTCTATGTCCAGTACCAGCTATAATCATTTAAAAATCCTTTTATTTAAAATACAAATTCAAAAATATCATATGGCCTTCTCTAAAATAAAAACAAAGAGCGGTGCTTTCTGGACCGCTATTACAGTGCATGCAACATTATTAGCATTGTTAACATTCAGTTCAATTATGGTTAATGAACCACAAGTCATTCCAGAAGTTGCAATATTAAAAATAGGCGAACAAGAAATAGCACCGCCCGAATTGGCTTTAAGCGGAGAACCTGACCAAGAAACCGATGTAGCTCCACCAGTTGGAGCTGAAAAACCAGTAGAAGATCCAAATGAAAAACCAAAAGAAGCAATAATAGACCCAATGCTTCCTAATCCAGAAGAACCACCACCTGAGCAACTTGAAAATAACCCAGCAGAAGGTCTGCCAGGAGAACCAGCTCCGCCAACAGACCCAATGGATGGACTGTTTGGCCCAAAAACAGAAGCAGAACAAGGAATTGACACTAAGGGTGTTCCAGAATTATTTGGCGAAAAACTAGAGGGCAAAACAGTCCTTATGTTAGATGTATCAGGAAGTATGGTAGGTGCATATAGAGGAACAACAAGGCTCGAAGTTCTCATTTTAGAGCTCATTAATGCAATTAGTTTGATGAATGAAGACGACGAATTTGATGTAGTAATATTTGGCGGAGACCTCCCATCATGGGAAGGGAATTGTAAATTCTTATGGGGTAGTGTACAAACAGCAACAGAAGAAAAGAAGCAAGAAGCATTAAATTGGATTGACACATTTCCAAGTATAGCTGGTGGTTCAACCCCAACATACAACGCCCTTAAATATGTATGCAATCAATATCCTCCTGATCTTGATAATATGGTTTTAGTAACAGATGGATACCCAAACAATCAAACATCATATGACATTATCAAAGAAGCGCCAGAATGGTTTGAAAAATTCGATGATTGCAAGATGGTATGTGTAAGCATTGGCGATGACGGACTAAACTTTATTCTAAGACTCGCAGAAACTCTAGAAGGTGTTTATTCACCAGTAGAAGTAGAATACACTGAATCTAAATAAGAGCGCCATCAAGCCTGTCAGCTAGCCACCTAGCATCATTGCTTATTAATAACTCTAAAGCCTTTTCAAAGCAATTTGGGTCAGATAAATAAACATCCTGATATATACCGTATTCGTCTTCAACTGATATAAATATTTCATTGTCTCCAATTCTCATTGGAACATAAGTATGAGCATGTCTCATAACAATAACCGCGAAGCTATAAAAACTTAAGCTTCTTATTGTATATCTTATCCACTTTAATTTTAGCTTTTATTCCAAATTCATTAACGTACTCGCGAAATGCAAGAGCCAATTGGTAAGATGGGTTTGATTCTAGTGTCTTCATTTTTTAAAAAGTGCACACAGCTTCTCTTCTAGTTTCTATATAAATTTCACCATTAAGTATAGCAATTTGACCATATAATGTAAGAAATCTAAATTGTAATGTTTCATTGTTAAACCAATTAACATATGTATGATCTAGTTCTTTAAAAATTCCTCTGAGAATTAACACCACATTATGGTTTTGTGAATCCATATTTAGTCTTTCATGTACATTTCCCAATTTGGATTGTTTAGCTCAATTTCTTGAATGTGAGGCCCCACGATATTATCTATTTTCCATACATTGCCAATAGGATCTACAGCAATTACAAATTTATCGCAATGTAAAAACAGATAATCACATAATGAGCTTAACTCAAAACAAGCAGGAACATTTAAACGTAGATTGCTATCGACAGCAGTCTTTATGACTGGTAGTTCAGATTTGATGTAGTTTCCTACTTCTTCTTGGATGGGGGTCATAATTAGTCTTTTTTTGTATTCTATACGTCGAATCGCACGCAATCTCTATAATTTTCCATATCCCATATATCAAATAAATCTTTTGCTAATTGTGCTATTTTTAGTGTTCTTGGTTTTGAATTGTCTATAACCCAATTCTGTGTTTTATAATCTGGTTCAAATTTTACCAGCCATACATAAATATGATGCCAATCAATGTGACTAGATCCATTAAATCTAAAATGAGTATCCAAAAATTCAAATTTTAATCGAGTTGGATCAAGGTTTGGGTTAGAAAGATCGAACATTAGAAAATTAAAATACTATATTTTATGCCTGCTTTTTCATTAACGACCACCCTCTAATTCCATCGATGCAATAATATTTCCCTTATCATAGTACTTCTACAATCCATTCTTTCGAAACTTTATTTCTACTGCCTAATTTTATTGGATATTTACTTATATTATACGCCTTAGAAATCGCCTCGGTTATTTCATTATCTAGATGAAATACAACACGTTTTGAGTGTTGTTTAGATCTTTCAATCAATGGAATCATAAAAGATTTAATCCACTCACTGAATTTCCCATATTCAGCATTATCTAGATAATCTTCTTTGTCCCAAAAAGGCGGAGACGTAAAAACAAAGTCGCTTTTGGGCCATAATATGTCCTGAAATTTCAAATTGTGCAAAATTGCTTTGGCATTCAGATGCTTCTTAATTCGTTCCAATCCAGGATATGATATTCCTGGGTCTGTTCCAACATAATTAATATCTAATAAATGTGCAGCTAATAGTCTATTACCCCACCCAGCACAAGGGTCAAACCATTTTCCTTTTAATTGTAATTTATCTATAACAGCCATTATAAATGATGTAGACAACAATGAAGCTTTTGTAAACCCAGCAAATAGCAATTCGCGTATTAATCTTGGTGGATTTAATTTTTTGGTATCTTTTTGATAAAAGAAATTCTTTAAAGCTCTATCAACAGTGCCTTCTTGATTTTGAAATTGAGTTATCGACTTTCCATGTTTGGTAGAAACAGACCAAGCTACTGGTTGGTCATTTAAAATAAATTTATTGCCATAAATAGATTTATTAATGTCAAACCCGTCGTCAGTTATATGCTTTTTATAATCAAACGATTTTAATTTATCCAAGTCACTTTTAAAATCATATTTTGGATTAGACCAGCCATATGACATAATAGAATTCTTGAATTGTGTAATTATTTCCTTTTGGTCTAATCTACTAGAAAATTCTTTTGTATCAAAATCAAATTTGAAACTATGTAATGATTTAAATGAATACGACTTACTATTTCTATTTATAAATTCTTGATATCTTGCATACTTTCTGTCCATATAAATAGTTGCGTCTTTATACAACCACTCTAAAAAAGATTTGACATTATTAGAACCATTTATATTAACACGAAATATATCTTGTTTTATTAAATTGGAATTAATATTTAATTTGCTTTGAATATATTTTGCATGTAATCCATGTGGTGTTACTATATAACAATACCATGTTTTCTTTTTGTCCTTATTATTGGAAATTCCACCATCTCCATCATAATATCCTCTTAAGAAATGGTTAAAGTATGAACCGACATAATCCATTATATCAGTATTAGATCCATCCTTAAATGATTGCCATCCTATATTAATCAAATTTTCAATTAATTTAACATCATTAAACCTTAGTATTTTTCTTATGTGACCATCTCGTTTATCATCATAATACTTACCCTTATATCCTAGAAATTTACCAAGTTTCTTTAAGTAATTAAAATCTCTCAATTGAATTGATACTTTTAGCCCACGATATTTATCATTACTATTTTGCCTAGTTAGACATCCATCGGCAAGAATAAATCCAAGCCAGTATGCTGATTCTTCTGTTAAATTATTAAATATATTAGATTTAATATTAAAATTTCTAGAACCAATAGAATTCCATGTTAATCCATATTTTTTAGTACATCTAGTAATAGTAGTACCACCGCATTGGGCTAGCTTTTTTATTTCTTTTCTAGTCTTACCCTGTTTATTTAACGCTATTATTTTATCATGCAATTCGGACATAAAAATTCTCAGTAGAAGTAACCAATTTATTTAGATACTTTTGATTTTTGCTTTTACATGGTTACTTCTACCGAAATTAAATATGGTTACTTCTACTGCTATAATAATATACTATTATATTGAAAACGAAAAAGCCCGGATTTCTCCGGGCTTTTCATGACGCGGTTAGACCCTATTAGAGGTTGCTTACCGTAATTGTGGCATAGTATAAGCCACCATCTTCAATCAACTTCTTTCCGTAACGGGTCATCACGCCCTTGTTAGGACTGAATGAGTTTGGATCCATCACAGTCGGTGTGCTAAGGAGTGGAATATAGGGTGCGTAAAAATACCCTGCATCCAACACACTCGAACCCTTGAATCCCATAAGAATCTTGCAGTTAGGGAACAATGGGTCCTTGAACAACTGAAGCTTACCCTGAACAGTTCCGGCCTTGGTAATACCAATGTCCATTCCGTCAGTGGTTAGAGCATCACTTCCCTTGAAGTCATTGAGCTGCTCGAACTTAGAGGCAATATCAGCGGAAGTTACCATCCAGTTAGCAGGACCACGAAGAGTGGTTCTATGGATGATGTTCGCTACTTCTAGAGCCTTGTAGAGCAGAGCAATGTTACGGTCAGTGAAGTTAACCGAAGCACCAGCTGCTGTTGCAAAGTTATGTGTTGCACGGATAGCTGCAGCAATAATCAAGTCGTTGATAATTTCACGATCGATTTCGGCAACCATTTCGTCGGCCATAAGGTCGGAAAGGGTTTGTTCGGCATCAATACCGTGAACAGACTTAAGATCCTGTGCGGCTTCCAAACTCCAGCTTGTCTTCAACTTACGAGTTGTTGCAGCAACTGAGTCACTGTCAATCGAAAGTGTGATTTCTGGCTGGAATGGGTTATCCTCAAGGTCGTATTCGTAATCAACGCGAGCGACGAGTCCGGATACTGAACCTGTGAACACAACTGAAAGAATTCCTGTGCTCTCGTCGAAACTTGAGCTAGCGCCGTCAACGGCTACGCCGGAAACTGCGGTAGAACCAGAATCTACGAGTGCAGATTCTACTGAACCATCAGCAGCGAAGGTAACCTGAATAACTGGAGTTGGATCTTCACAGTCATCAGCATCTTCTTCATAAATGTTTACAGTTGGAGTTCCTGCCAACACTGGAGTGTGTGCAAGAGTACCAGAAACTGTAAGTCCATCAGTGCTAACCGTAAGGTCTTCACCACGAACCTGCTGGGATGAGTAGTATGGGTCAAGTGCCCAACCGTTTTGCTTAGCAAATTGCTGGTTGGTATTTTGACGCATGATCTGCGTGCCTGCAAGAGTACGACCCTTGCTGATTGCATATCTATATCTGATATAGAAAATAAGAGCGGCTGGCTGGCTCATAGGCTGAACACCAACGAGGTTATCAGCAATAAGCTTAGCATAGCTCTTACGAATTAGTGGCAGTGCAAAGCGTGTAAAGTCCGCAATGTCTGCAGTAGTGGTTGCATCTTCTGTGAGCATGCGTGAACCACCCTTTTGCCCGTTATAGTGGTTAAGCTGGTTTTCGAGCATGTATGCCATAAGGCGATACTTGTCTTTTTGAAGACTACCAAGCTCAGGCATCTTGCCAAGCACTTTGCCCCACTTCTTTACGAGAGCATTAGAACGTGCTTCTTCAGCAAGTCTTGCTTCTGTAATGTCATCGGCCATTTTTTACTATCTCCTTTGATTGATTACATGCCGTGGGCAATGTCATCAATAGTCATTTCTTTATTTGTCGCACTTGACTTTGCAGTCTTGGTTTCTTTTATTGGAGCACGACTTGTTTTGGTTTCATTGAGTGTCTTTTCTTTATCGACGCCGGCACCCTTTACGTCTTGTTCTGAGCGACCTTCTTTGATCACCGCATCTTTTGGAGCTTCTTTAGAAGCCTTTTTAACACGGCTTTCTAACATCATAGCCTTGCGAACGTGCTTGGCTGCAATGTCATTGGAAATTCTAAGCTTACTTTGAAGCTCTTGCCTTTCCTTAGCAATGCGCTCAGTCTTGTGCTCCAGCAACGAAATTTTTCTGTTCGCGGCCTGAAGTTGTCCATCTTTGTCACCAACCTTGGATAATTCCACACCCTCAAGCAGAGCTTTAACTCTCTTAAGTTGGTTGGCAGACTCGGACTCTTCAATAGCCATCTGCTGCGCGCGAGCGCGCTCTATCTTATCTGTCTTACTTTCAAGGTAAACTTCTACACCTCTAGCAAGACGAGCTTTTTCTTCTTTTACTGCCTGGAGACAAACCTCCTTGGCTTTTTTAAGCTTACTTTCAAATTCTTCGTTAAGAGTCTTTTCCTTGACTTCATTGTGCTCATTAATAGCCTTCAGAAGCTCTTCAGATAGCTCAGGCGAAAAACCTAATTGCTCCATTAGAGTTTTAATTTTATCCATGTTCGTCTCCGTCGCGTTTATTTTTGACTAAGAATATAATTCCTGAATAATTATGCCAATCAGGATATTCGTCATTTTAACGCATAAGTCCTTTTTTAAGTTCCTCTAAAAGCTTGTGTTCTTTATGCTTACGTATTAAATGCTTGTTCGCTTGTTCTTTGCGCTCACGAATTTTATGTTCAAGCATTGTAAGCTCTGTGCCAGATACACTTGGCTCAGCTACTGCATCAAAAGTAATCAAATGATAACCAGGCATTACTTTAAACATTTCTCTACCCTCGTTTACGTAGGATTCCATATCACCCACTCCACGAGAACTAACACCAATAGTTACACCTGACTCCAATAGTCCTTTAAGTTGTTCCCCATAAGGAACATTTCCTAGAATTTCAGCTTCTCCATAAACCTTATTACCTTCCATCCACAATTTCGTAATAAGGTGTGACACTCTATCCAAATGAATCTTCGCATCAGGTGGATGGTCAAATTCGCCAAGCATCTTACGACCCTTGATTAAATCTTGAACAGCATCAACAGCCTCAGTCAGCACATTCTTCGGGTAGATTCTAGAATTTGCATTTTGTGCTTCGGCTTCCTGGAAAATTCCAGTAACACGTAAAGCCGATACTGTTTTCTTTTTCCCATCCTGAATCATTTCAGTAAGGACTTTTTTCGTGTCTTCAACGATAAGCGGACGCACATCGCTAATGACGCAAACATCAACAGAATCTGTAATTAAATCTCCCATTGTTTTCCTTACTGTTTCTTAGTCATGTCAGATTTGCCTGGACGTTGGTCCATTAAACCATCAACATTACCACCATCTGGTTTTTTGCTCTTCGGTGCTTCTTTAGCACCCTTACTGCCCGATTCGTCATCCTTGCTTACTGAAGGATCTGTATTGCGCTTAGAGCCATCTCCCCATTTCTTAGATGCTTTCTCACTTTCATAATCCCCAGATTTTGGATCAACCATGCCCTTTTGGGATGCGCCTTTATCAGTAACAGCTTCATTACATTCTTCAGGCTCTTTGTTCATATCAGACTTTCCAGACTTTACTTTAAAAAGCTCTTTCTGTCCAACAACACCACAACCCTTGCAAGTCATGTCACCTGACTTCGACTCTAAAACTAAATCAGATGAACCACATTGAGGACATTCTCGACTTTCATCTAGTTCCTCTTCTTCAACACCCATGGCGGCAGCACCAGTGCCAACTGCATCTTCATCAACTTCTCCACTCATATCTTCTGCAGAGTCTGATTTATCATGCATTCCACTTGTGTGTGTTTCATCTACTTCTTTTTCGTTTTTCTTTTCCCATGGCTTTTCCCACTCTGTCATAAGTGTTTCACCACGCTTCCAGAATTGTTTAACTAATTTTTCACTAGCAACAATTCCTTCCATCCAAACTTTAGCAGCACGAGTATAGCTTCCATCATCGGTGAATTCAAAGTCAAATTGTCCAACTCCATCACCAACACAAACTGCTTCGTTTAATTCTTTATTCAAGAGCCAAAAATTACCATCATCTTCGGCAATTGCCATAGCATATTTGCCGTTTTGTACGATTGACTCTTCGACTGGATTAATGCTAGAGCGTCCATATCCAGATCTTTCGCCTTGGCCGTGACGTGCTGTTCCCCACTTGTATTGATCTTCATCCATTTCAGATGAATCATTTGATGGCGGTGTTGGCGGAGATGGTGGTCCATCATCGTCGCTGTCATCGTCATCATCGTCATCATCGTCATCGTCGCTGTCGCTGTCATCGTCACTGTTGAATTCGTCTGGCAGTTCGTCAGTTTCAGAATCAACCTGTTCTCCAGGAATTCCTTCATCGTCACCCATTGGAGTTTCATCGTCTATTGGTTCTTCTGCGCCCATGTAATCTGCATCGACTTCCATCTCATCATCACTAGCAGCGTCCATTGAATAGTCATCTCCGCCCATACCCATATCATCAGGGCCTGCGTCCATGCCAGTATCTAGGTCATCACCAACATCACCCACACCACTTAGTTCAGATTGTAATTCTAAGAATTTAGCTTCAACTTCTGCAGCTAAAGCGCCAATATGTTTAGCCTTTGCAAGTGCTTGGTCAACTCCAGCCAGCATTCCTGCTGGGCCTTCTTCTTTAAGCATTTTACTAAAGTTTTTATTGTAGCTCTCATAAAGTTTAGTGAGCTCAGCAACAGCCTTTTTCTTGGATTCAAGCGAAAGTTCGTCATCATCTTCAAGACCAAGGTCATCTTCTTCACCTAGATCATCGCCTAGTTCATCTTCTCCACCAAGATCCATGTCCATGTCCATGTCCATGTCATCTCCGGCGCCGATATCAAGATCATCTAAACCTTCTCCGCCAGCCCCACCTTCAAGGTCTTCAACTGCACCTTCAGGTGCAACCAATTCTTCCTCTTCTTCAGGTGCTGCAATTTCATCGAAATCACCCAAATTTTCATTTCTATCAACTAAGTCATAACTAATACCAGCCAATAATTCTTGGGCTTCTTCGTATGCAGCATCATCTTCGGTTTCATTGCGTTCCATACGTGCTAAGATATCATCAAGCTGATCGACAGTCTTAGTGTCAGCCATTTCACCTTCTTTTGCAACGGCATCACGCGCAAATTTAAGAGCCATCTTCATTGTGTTAGTATCTTTAAATTCGTTAATAACAGAACTTAAGAAACTATCATAATCCTCTGAAAAATTCTTAGACTCTTTTAGTGTTTCAACACCTTGAGCCCATGCAGAATCTTGTGCCTTATTGGCAGTTCTCTCCCATGACTCAATAATAGCATCTTTGTTGACTTTAAGGTTAGTTTTATATAATAGTTCTTGGACATTCTCAGCAAGAATACCATTAAAAATGTTACTAGCAAACAATGCATTCTCAACCACTTCATCAAATGAATCCTGGTCTAACACGCAAAATTCTTGATATTCTTTTAAGAAACTTGCTGCTGCATCTACAGCTTCTTGTAGTTTATGCTTAGAAACATGAGCAGCAATATTTTTAACAAACTTTTGAAAGCCATCAGTTTTCCAGGCATTCTTAGCTGTTCTTTGCATGTTTCTTGCAACAACAGCACGACGCATTGATTCTGTGGCTGGAAGCTTAATTTGATCGTCTTCAGAAAAGTAAGCAGTAACAACTTGATTGTCTTCGGTAATATCATAATTTTTTGCAATCGCTTCGGACAAAACAGAAATCAATTGTTTCTTATCGTCATCCGAAATTCTGCTTTCTGAAACTGGAATTCTATGTACATTACCATCTTTAGTGCGAACTACACCACTAGATGGAACAACAGTCGAACGGAATCTGCTAGATTCAATCTTAGAAAAAGCATTGTCAGCACGATTACTATCACCATCATCAACTGACTCAACTAAATCCTGACAAAACTGAGAAAAAGATTCACCTTTTTGCGATTCTTCAATAACAACTCGTTTAATGTCATAAACTTTATAGCGATTTTTATCTTTACTAATATTCGCTCTGTAATATGTGTTCGAATCAACATCTTCATAGAAGAGATGACGCTTATCCAAAGCAACAAGTCTTAAGTTCTTGCCAGTCTTTGCTCCCATCTCAGAAACTTTCTTAGTAAAGAAAGCAACTTTAGAACCAACAGACTCATTAATCGTGCGCAAGAACTTACGTGCATCCATAGTAATTTGGGACGCAGTCTTTTGGTCTTGATTAGCACCCTTTTTCATGTATATTGCTCCATTCTTCAGAGTATGGCTTGTCTTACTTTTGACTGAGAACAACTCTAGTTAGGAATATCATCACCTGTGATGGTATTGTCCTTAGTCTTTTTAGAAGCCTCTTCTCTTTCTTCTTTCATTAGTGTTTTAACAACATTCTTAGCTCTATCTCGTTCATTTTCTGGAATATTGCTTTCAACTATTACTTCTTTTCCAGAAGATGCTTTTTGTTTCAAGCCATCTAGCTCATTTTCAATAAGCATATTAACATGGCCACTCCTATATTTATCGTCGCGCCATGCTTCTCTAAACGATCTAACAAGAGTCTTAATGTTATATTTTCGCTCTTTAATTTGCTCTTCAGCTAAATTAGAAATTTCTTTTTCTAAGATAACCTGCAATTCGGAATCAGTAAATTCTTCGCCTAATGGAGGCAAAATTCCCGGTTCCGCACCACCTAATTCACCACCCATTTCTGGGCCACCACCACCAAGCGCTCCTAAAAGGCCGCCTCCAGCATCTTCTCCAGGTTCGCCCATTTGACCACTCTTTTTAAGGTCTTCAACACGAGATTGCATTAATTCAATTTCGTCTTCAGTCATATCAGTAAATCTTGCTAGAATCCACTCATCTGGAAATAGTTCTGTTGCTTTTAATTGATCAATAACACCAGCTCTGCTTTTCCATGCTTCAATTCTATATAATTCATCAATAGCTGAACTTGCTGGCATTCCAATATCAAAACTACTCATTTCACTAATTGAATAGCCCCTTAATGCTAAATGTACTAATGCTATTTTCTTTAATCCAATACTAATTTCTTGCTGGATCCACTGAACAGATTTTGCAAATTCAGGGGCAACTTGAGACAATGACTGTTTAGAATCTTCGCCATGATCGCCCATACCAACTCTAGAAAATGGAATTTTAAGTGCAGATATCATCTTCTTCTTAAAGTATTCAATATCAGCAATTTGGTCAAGGTTTTCTGCGCCAGGTAACACATCCACTCTCGGTCCAGTACCATCAGGTCTTTGTGGCATCCAAAAATCATCATCTTGAATATGTGGATGCCAACGTTCTGTTATATCGCCACTTGGATTGTCAAAGATTTTCTTTCTCTTAAACGACCTAGCAATTTGTTCCATATAACCAGGAATCTCTTTTGTTGAAATATTGCCAACTGGAATAGTAAATACACGACGTTCTGGAGCGCGCGTCAGACGATAGACAATCGCAGCGTCTTCCATTAGTCTCAATTGTTTAAAGGCTTTACGAGATCCGTCAAGAATTGACCTACCATAAGGGTGATATATGTTTTCATAGCTAGACAATCTTAAGTGCATTACTTGCCATGGATGGTAAAACATTGGCTGTTGAGCTTCATCATCTTGGAAAAAGAACCCAACTAAATCACCTTGTCTAGTTTCAACTCTATTAAAATTATAAATATTCAAATGCTTAATCTTAGCAACACCATCTCTGTGTTGGGTTGGAATAATTTCAAAAGCATTGTCACCATATTTACATAAATATCTTACAAGAGAACGAAGTTTATTATCTATAACAATCGTATCATAAAACAATTCTTCTAATTCTTCTTTGACTTTTTGTGATTTGGAACGAATAAATATTGTGTGTTTTCGTTCTGGGTCAACTAAAGCAGCTTCATCTGCATATAGATCTAAAGCGAGAGTAATCTCGCCAACTTCATCCATTTGATCAAAATCTTTGTAGCGCTCTAGGCGATTTATTTGCAGATTAGTCTGCTCTAATAAACTAAGAGTACTAGAAGTATTTACAAAATCACCAGTTGCAGTTAATCTGCCTACATCAGGCTGATTTTGCAATAATTGCTCTGCATTGTAGAGATTATTCCTAGCAAATAGAGCACGTATTCTATCAAATAAAGGCCAACCCATATCTATCTCTTATAAATAAATCTTAATTTCTCTTTGCTATAGATTTTCTTATAACCATTAGCCTCAGCATAATCTTTTTCTTTCATGTTCATTTTAATGGCATGATTATACAACGTCTTTTTATGCATAATCCATCTATCTTCATTTATATACCAATAATCCTGTATAAAATTAT